AAATCAACACTCAATGGAATTCAATTAACGATACTTGGAATAATATATAATCATGGGAATATCATTAAACGGCTTAACCCCTGCGGGAACATACCCAGGACTAATAAAAACGGGCGATAACACCGCCATAAGTGGAACACCAAAGGTACTTTCTGATGGTAATGGTAACAACCTACCAATGGAAGTATCCACAACGGCAGTTAATTTCACCAACCAATTACAACAAGGTGGCGTTGCAGTTCCAACGGCTTCGCAAGTTGCGGCCAAACAAGATACATTAGTATCGGGAACAAACATCAAGACCATCAATGGCACAAGTTTGTTAGGTCCTGGGAATATCCCCGTAGTAACATCACCAAGCGGTGTTGCGGGTGCAATTCAGTTCAGCAATGGAAGTGCGTTTGCAAGTGATGCCGCAAACTTGTTTTGGGATGATACAAATAATAGATTAGGGATTGGTACGAATGCACCCGCTACATCATTAGTAGTTAGGGCAAGTGGTTCTACTACAGGAGTTTTGTCTGTTGTAAATGCGAATGATACCACAAATTATGGGGCAAGAGTACAATTATACAACAAACAAAGCGGGGAACCCGTAGTTGATGGTGCAAATGGTTTTGCGTTAATTTATACCGATTCATCAAAATCATCATTTGTATATAATTATGGCGATGGACCAATGATTTTTGGTACTGCGGCAACCGAAAGAATGAGGTTAAATAACAATGGTGGATTAACAATCAAGGGCAGTGGCTCAACCTCTGCCACTACATCTTTATTGGTGCAGAATAGTGCGGGGACGGCTGCGTTTAAGGTTACAGATGATGGAGTCGTTTCTCTTAATACATTAGCAAGTCTTGATGGTTCGGGAGTCGTTAGATTTCCGCAATACTTAAGGACAACCGGAGGTAATTTTACATTTAAGGGTAGTGGTGGCAGTGATGCATTATATTTATCAGAATCATTAGCACAATTTGTAGCACCAATATCATTTGGCACGGGTTCTCCAAATGCAAGTGCTTGTGTTGATTTAACAAGCACAACCAAAGGATTTTTACCACCAAGAATGACAACAACTCAAAAGAACGCCATTGCAACTCCCGCAGCGGGATTGGTTGTTTACGATTCCACAACTAACAAACTATGTTGCTACAATGGTAGCACTTGGAACGATTTATTCTAATTTTGTAAAAGACAATAATATGCAAGCAATAAAAATTTTAAGCAATGTAAACCTAACAAGCGGTTTATCAATCCCATCGGGTTCAGTAGTAGTAATCGCAGAAGGTTACGCAGATGTAAAAAGTCAAAAAGACGGAATCATCCCCGCCCAAATCGCAACATTTGTATTTGCAAGTGTTGGGGCATTGGCAGAAGGCAAAGCCCCGATTCAAGGGATTCAAGATTTTAACACCACTTTTTCAAACCTTGAATTATCGGTTGTAGCGTACGAAACAATCCCCGCAGAATCATTGTTGGTGAATGCCGTGTACGATGCATTGGCAACCATTTATGGTGCGGAGAATGTGGAACAAATAACCATTTAATCGTTTTATTGATATGAGTATTTCAGCAAGTTCATTTAGCGCGGGTTACACGGGTTCCAAGGTCGTTTCAAACACAAGTGCCAACACGGGCAGATTCCGTGGGTTTGTGGTGAACGCGGATGCCGTTGTTTCAGCAATTTTAGACCAGGCAAGTGCATCATTGATGACACCATTGGGATTGAGTGGCGTAACATTAAAGCAAGGCACATTCATTGCCGTTGCCGATGGTAGTTACATCAGTTCAATCACCTTGGCAAGTGGATCGGTTGTAATGTACGGGGAATAATGTTTGGCGTTGGAGTTGGTGTAAGGGTTGGCGGGTTTACTGCCAGTGGTGGCGGTGGCTTTGACCCCGATGCACAGGCATTTTTTGACCGCGTAACAACTGCGGGTGGTTCACTTACAACCACCGAAAAGAACGCAACCAACCAACTTGTCCTTGACATGAAGTCAGCGGGTATTTGGACACCTATGTTAGCCATTTATCCAATGGTAGGGGCAAGTGCGGCAGCCTGTGCGCAAAACTTAAAGAGCAGTTCATTTACGGGTACTTTTTCAAGCGGTTGGACATTTGCGAGTACGGGGGTAAAGGGAAACGGTACAAGTGCCTATTTTAATACAAACATAAACGGTTTAACTAGTTTAAATAATTTGAGCAATCATTTTTCATATTATTCAAGAACGCAAGAATTAGCGTTAGATGATAGATTGTATGGTATTACTACCGCTACACCTCAAGGATGGCAAATAATACCGAGATTTCTTTTAGGAGATGTGCGATTTGATTCTCCGTTTAGTATATCAAGAATTATTGTCGCAAATACTATTACAACAGGGTTGTTTTTAGATACAAGAACTTCCGCAACAAGTCACAAAGGTTTTATATCCAATACTTTAATAGGAAGTGAATCCTCTGATGTTTCGGCAGTATCTTTTCCTTCTATAAATGTTTATGTAAGTGCTCGTAATAATAATGGTACGGCTGGTCAGTTTTCATCTAAAGAGTGTGCTTTTTTTACGGCAGGTGACGGCTTAACCGACACCCAAGCATCCAATTTTTACACCGCAGTACAAGCGTTTCAAACCACCCTTTCAAGACAAGTATGATAGGTTACACACTTACACTCGAACAAAAGGATTTGATACAAGGGAAATACTACGCACCTTATCAATTCTTTAATTGCGTTCAAGATATAAACGGAGTTTGGTTTTTGTTCCTTTCAGATGAGGACAAACCCGAAGTTGCAATAACCGAATACGCTTGGGTTTTAGATTTACCCGAAGCCGAATACATCCCACCACCACCACCACCATTCCCACCTACTGAATAATGACCGCAAAAAAACCCAATGCCCTTCCCGTTTCGTTTGAGCAATTCCGTAAAAACCCAATTGCTGCCGTTTCTTTTTGTATGCTTGTGGCTGTTGGGTATTTGTATTTGGACCTTCGTTCGGGCTATAAAGAACAAATCGAAAAGGCAAACCAAAAGATAGAAGTTTTGGATGCCAAGATTGACAAACTCACATACGCACTTAAAAAGTCGGATTCGTGTTTGGCGGCAACCATGACCGAAATCCGCATCATGCAAACAATGAAGAAACTATGAAAAACCTTTTAATCGTATTTAGCGCGTTGTTTATCACTGGATATATCTTTACAAGTGCAACCGCAAAACAAAGCCCACAGATTGACGAAATAGATGCGTTGCTTAGCAAGGTATCAAAAAACCTACAAAGTGCGGGAGAAGTCACCAAAATGGCTCAAACGATGAACGCCAAGATGGTTGAATCAAAGGTTGCGGAAAAGAAGGCATTGGAAAAAGAAGTGGCAAAGGCAGAATCAAAGATTGAAGCAATGGCAACCACAATGATGTTCATGGGCGTTGATACTTCTTTGGTAGGTATGGATACCGCATCCATTTCAAACATGATGCGATTAAACGGAATCAAATAATGGCAACCAAAAGTAATGTATCGACATTCCGTGTAAAACCCAAAAAGAAGTTGGGCAGACACACCAAGCATATCAATAAACATAAGTCAAAAAAACCAAGCGTTGGACAAGGATGAACAATTTTAAGGCAAACATCACTGGCATTGTAGCCATTTCAATTTTGGCATTGAGTTATGCCATTTTGTTTTCAATTATCTTTTGGGATTTCCCAACGGATCAAAAGGACATTTATTTTACCATTGCGGGTGGGGTTACATCCATCGTGACTATGGTAGTATCATTCTATTTTGGGGCATCAAAGAAACAAGATGAAAATTAAACAAGTACCATTTAGGGCATACAATCGCGAAGCGGTTAAAAAGACCCAGGTGTATTTACACCACACTGCGGGAAACGGAAGCGGTGAACAAACCTTTGCGTATTGGGAAAAGGTAGCCAACAAGGTAGCCACTTGTGTTGCCATCTCAACAGACGGCACAATCGTTCAAGGGTTTGGCAGTGAGTATTGGGCTTACCATTTAGGGTTAGGCACAAAGCATTTCATGGGGCATGGTTGCCCTTATCTTCCTTTGGATAGAACATCCATTGGTATTGAGGTTTGCAACTGGGGTCCTTTGACCAAAAAAGGCACAAAGTATTACAACTATGTGGGTGGTGAAATACCATCGGATGAAGTAACGGAGTTGCCAACCGCATACAAAGGATACAAGTTATGGCATAAGTACACGGACGAACAAATTCAATCTGTTAAGGATTTGTTGGTACTATGGAAAGAAAAATATTCTATTCCTTTGGAGTACAATGAAGATATTTGGGTAGTAACTAAACGGGCATTGAAGAACGAATCAGGTGTTTTCACACACAATTCAGTTCGTGCGGACAAGGCGGATGTGTATCCTTGCCCCCGTTTGATTACAATGTTGAAGTCACTCACAAAGGAAAAGTAGTCATTTACAAATAAAGTGGGTTTTTGCTCACTTTTTTTGTGTGGTAAACCATTTGTTATTTGAAATTACAAATAATTGATTGTATATTTGCTGTATGGAAATGACAAACAAACAAAAATTCAATGACATCAAGGTAGGTGATATGGTAACTTACTATTCGGATTTACAAGGTTCAATCAGCGAAGCGGTTGTGTGTGAGGTAACTGAAAAAATGTTCACACTTACCACATTGAAGCACTGGCAAAAACCCAATGGCGTTCACACTTTTTATGAGTTCAAAATGCCTTTTTACAAGACGGGTACAAAAACACACCATCGTTACACATTCGGTAACGCCATCGCAATCACAAGTTCAATCAACATCATGGGGGTTTAATCACCCCCTTACAACTATGGAAGCAATCATCAACATATACGAATGCGTTTATCGCACAGAAAGCGGGAAGGAATTGTACACCAAAACATGGTATGCACCAACATGGGAACACGCCTTTCGCATGGCTGAAATTTACCGCACAGTCACTTTACACGAAGCGTTTGATTTTATTTTAAAACGCATTTAATTTGGAATTGCAAATACTTTAA